CGTGGCAAGAAGCGGTACTTCCGTGTTCTCGTTACGAACGGTGCAGTCACAGGTGTCATCGGCATCACAGGCACGCTTGCTCGAGCAGAGCAAGCACCGATCACCGCAACTCTCCAGAATGCTGGCGTTGTTGTGAATCCGTCCTGATACGGTTTCAAGTTTCAATCCTCAACGGCTCGGAGTCGAAAGATTCCGAGCCGTTGTCTTTTGCGTGGTATGTTGAGTCGCATGAAACTAGACCTAGGATGCGGACAGGCTCGGATCGAAGGCTATACACCGTGGGACTGGTCCACGAATAACGATGTCTCATTTCTTCCGTTCGCAGATGGATCAATCGAGGAGATCCGTGCGAGTCATGTACTCGAGCACATAGAGCGTCCTTACCTGCTCGAGGTTGTGCAGCACTGGGTTGACAAATTGCAACCAGGTGGAATCTTGCGCATCGCAGTTCCTGACTTCGATGAGATCATTCGCCGTGCGCAACTCGACCGAGACCAGGAGGATCAGAGCGGCAAGCCGTTCCCGTGGGAGGCGTACATCATGGGCGGACAGATCGACACATTCGATCAGCACCACACCTTGTGGAACGATCCAAAGTTGCGCATGCTGTTTAATCAGGTCGGCATCACCGAGATCATGCCGTGGAAAAACACAGAGCCTATCGACTGCAGCGATCTCCCAATCTCGCTGAACCTCGCAGGTCGCAAGCCGCTCGCAGTTGGTGCGATGGTTAATCCACCGAAGTATCTCGACATCAAAGGCGTGATGACGATGCCAAGGCTCACATGGACCGACACGATGTTTTGTTGTCAGAAGATCACCAATCAACTCGGCATCACGATCACGAACTCGTCAGGCGTGTTCTACGGGCAGGGCATGCAGCGCATCCTCTCGATGCTCGCACAGGAGACAGACATCAAGTGGGCTCTGACGATCGACTACGACTCGCTCTTTGACTGGCAGGACATTGTCGCCATGCGTGAGATCGCCGAGCGTGACGGGCTCGATGCGCTCGCTCCGCTGCAGTCAGGCCGTGAGCGACTCGCTCCGCTCTGCGTTGCGTCGACCAACTGGATTCCTCGACGGCTCAACACGCACGACCTGCAGCAGGACTGGTTCGAGGTTTCATCGATGCACTTTGGATGCACTTTGATCCGCATGGACTCGCTGCGCAAGTTGCCCAAGCCGTGGTTCGCATCGATGCCAAACGACGAAGGCGACTGGAGCGGCGACAAGATCGACGACGATATTTGGTTCTGGAAACAAACGCAGAAGGCGAACTGGAAGATCGGCGTGACACCGAAAGTCTCGATCGGTCACATCGAGACGGTCGCAACATGGCCTGGACCGAAGTTGCAGTCGCTACACCAGTCGACGCACAACTACTTGCGATCAGGAAAGCCGTGGTATGTCAAGAGTCGTGAAGGATGGCGCAACGGACCGCAGGATCAACCGCCCGAAATTGCACCGCCTGCATAGGATCAATTATGGCAGTAGGACAATATGCACTCACGACACTCATAGGACTGAAAGCGCATCTCGGAATCACCGTCAGCACATACGACACGATCCTTGAGCAGTACATCGATCACGCAAGTGCGAAGATCGAAAGGTGGATCGGTCGACAGATCAAACTGCGCAACTACTTTGAGTGGTATGGCGGCAACGATGTTCGCAGCGTGCGTGTCAAGCAGTATCCGATCAACAATGTTGTGGGCGTATACACAGGACTTGCTGCAGGGATGACGATTACATCAACGACTGCAAGCGATGTGCGATTGACAGTTTCTGTCAACACCGACCCGCTCGGCACAGTTGCAAACGGCGTGCTGTCACCTGGCATAACCCTAGTCCGCACAACCAGCGCAGGCACTTCGAGCACAAATACAATCGAGTTCTCAAGTTTCCCTACAACGACTTTGCTTGCTGCAGAGATCACAAGCAATTACGCAGGATTCAGCGCAACTGCAACGACTGCGATGCGGTGTGCACAACTCCATCCTCGAGCCGGTGGAGATGTCAAACAATCTTCAGTCGTGCTGACAGGTGTGAATGTCTCGAGCGAGTTTGTCTACGACTCGTACCTTGGGATCGTCACGATTCGTCAGGACGCATTTCCCACGATGAGATCGTATAGCGCACGATATCCAAGTGCGCTGCAGTCGACGCTGATCGAGTACTCCGCAGGCTATACGACCGTGCCCGACGACATCCATCAGGCGTGCTTAGTCATCGCAGGCACGATGTACTTGTCTCGCAAGTCTGACACATCGCTACAGAGCGAGTCGCTCGGCGACTACTCGTACTCGATGGCGAGTGCGGATTCATCAAGGGCGATGATGGAAGACATGCTCGGGAGTTGGAAAGAAATACGATGAGCGTCGACGGTCTCATTGCTCAATTCGGTCAGAGCCTGACGATTTACGGACGAACTGAAAGTGTCGACGCAGGCGGCGCATACACGAGGGTGTATGCAGCAGCTGTGCCTGCAGTGACCGTCACGGTCTACTTGCAACCTGCAACGCCAAACGAGTCCATGGTCAACGGTGCAATCCGTGCATCGACAAGTCTGACTGGATATGTTAATGCCGTCGACGGAACGAGTCTTGTGACTGGACAGCGGCTCGTCGGTGGCGATCCATCGATCATGTATGAGATCACAGGATTTCGCCGACCCGATATGCGAAGCGGTCCTGACTCGATGGCATATTTCATCCTTGCGCTGACAGCGGTTGAGGGCGAGTCATGAGCGCATCGCACAACTTTTCGGCTGCGGACATCATCTCCGCAAACATTGAGGGCATTGAGCGTGGCTTAAAAATTGTGATGATCGAACTGCAAACGGAACTGCGAGTGAGATTGAGTCAAATTGGTACAGGCGAAGAATATTTTGGTGGCGAAAAAGGCTTGGGCACATATCGCAGAAGATCTGCAGGAGGTGAACCTCCTGCCGTCGATACGGGCACGCTGCGAAACTCGGTGCAATCCAAGCCCCAATATATTGCAGGCACTGGCATGACATCGATTGTGCTTGCTGGACTTGTCGCAGGCGTGAACAAAGATGCACGCGTTCCGAGGTGGCTTGAAGAAGGAACAAAGTACATGCAGGCTCGACCATTCATTGCACCATCGCTTCAGGCTATTCGTCCGAGCGTTGCAGGAACTATTAGCGACCAGATGAAGCGATCGATCAAGAGAATGAAACGACGAGCACTAAAGGCGGCACAATGAGCCAAGTCATCCTGACCACGATCTACAACAAGTTGACCGCAGTGCAAACTGCAGGCACGGTGTACAACCTTGTCGGCGGCAAGATCTACCAACTCGAAGGACCGCAAGGCACGGTCATGCCGCTCCTGGTGTATGCGATCAGCAACGAGGACACGACGACTTTCATGACATCGGCAACGCAGTCGATGCACACGCTCGACTGCGCCTTCACCTTTTATTTCAAGCCTGACTCGTCGGTTGTCACGGCGATGGCAGCCGAGGCCGCATTGTTCCTGCTCATGCACAAGGCGAGCATGACACCATCGGATGTCTCATACTCGACCGTGGAATCGATCTGCACTTCTCGAGGTGTGCCTACGATCAATGTAGACTCGATCGTCATCGACACGACATACAGAATTTTCGCAACGAAACAAACCTAAGGGAGAATTACAATGGCAGGACTTAATGGAGTAAACGGCAACATCACATTCACAAGTGCACTTGGTGGAATCATCAAGTCATGGACAGCAAATTTCACGCGTACAAACACTGATATTACTGGTTTCGGAAACGCAACCCGCAACCGTGCGGTTGGGATTATTGATGTCACAGGCTCAATGACAGGCTCGATGGACAGCACATTAGCCCCGACTCTTGCTTTCACAGGAAACACTGCAGCAGTAACGCTGACCCTTCAAGCAGACACAGGAAACACTCTTGCATTTCCAGTCCTTATTGACTCGTTTACGATCGGTCTTGCAGTCGACGGCGAGGCAACCTTCAGCGCAAATTATGCCATCGCTTCAACTTCAACGACATTTGCTGGCGCAGTTACTGCTACTTGGTCTTGATCGAACACTTCAATCCATTCGCAGGTCGTCAAGACTCCCCAGACGATTTGCGGGTGGAGTTTGTTTTACAAGGCAAGCAGTACGGTCGATGGGTCGGGGCAATGGACCGCAAAGATGCGCTGCGAATTGTGATGCTCTCCGAAAACATATCGCCATCGATGAGGCGTGATCTCGTGCGTGTTACTATCAAAAGTCGAAAGGAACTCGCACGATGGAAACCAACAAACCAAAAGCCCGCCTGGTAGCAATCGGACGGCACATGCTCTCGTGTCTCTCTGCCAACGACTACATTGAGATCGGAGAGCGCAGATGGCACGCACTCCACAATCGCGCGCAGGAGATGCTCGAGGACTCCAGAGCAGACTCGGCGCAGCGGGTCGAACACATGAAGGCGATCTACGACCTACGGGATCGCACGACGCAACTCGCAATTCAACACGGCGCAACGCTTGAAGGTGCGCTCGAGGTCATCGAGCACGCCTGCAAGAAGGCAAAGGTGGACGGCAGCGAGGCGATCGCGCTGATGCAGCCCGAGGCTGTCGTCTCGACTGCGCTGGCGTTGTTCGGCATCGATCTCGATGCGGAGTCCTCAAGCCCAAAATGACAGCGGGGAGCGGCGACCTCGACTGGCATTCGCTCGCCGCATTCGTTTCGCACTACGCTCCCGGCTCGACTGATCCGATGGAGTTGCCCGTGGATCGACTGCTTGCGATTGCGCACGCAACGAGTGCGCTACTCGTGCGCAACGCAGAGGCACAATCGCAGAGCATGCGTAGGATGAGATAGCACTATGAATCCAACGATTGAAGTACAGATCAATGCCAGACTCGACCAACTAGATGCGCAGTTGAAAGTTGCGGAAGCGAAGATCAGTAAAAGTGCCGTGACGATGGGCAAGACAGGCGAAAAGGCGGGCGCAAACTTTGGAGAAAGTTTTGCAGCAAATCTGCCGATGATGATGGTCGCAACGGCGATATCAAAGACCATCGGCGGCGGCATTCTCCAAGCAATCAAAGAAAGCAACGCAGGCAAAAGCGGCGAAGAAATCGGGTTGAGTTTGGCGAAAGGGATTGTTGACGGCGCAAAATCCTTGCCAGTCGTCGGCGTTGTGGTCGGCATCCTCGATGAGATGATCAACGGAATGGATCGACTTGCCGAGGCGGCGCATGATCGAGCGGCTGCTGTTGGTAATGCATTTCGCCAGGCTTTCACGGACATTGCAAAAGCAAGCGAAACGACCTTGCAAGCAGTGACAAGAAAAACTGAAGACATGGCGGCAAAAACCGATCCAGCGCAGCAAGCAAAATTAAGCACCCAAAGAACGATTGAAGATGCTAAAGCACAACTGCAAAAGATTGAAGACGATAAGCAAATGCTCCGTGACAATGCTGCATCGGCTGAAGCAGAATCAGTAAAAGCAGCCACTGTTGACAGAGACGCACAAAAATTTGAGACGTTTGATGGCAATGTAGAAGGCAGAAAGAATGACGAGAAAATCAATAAAGAGTTAGAAGCCCGGAAAAGAGATGCTGCGTCAACACGACTGGCTTCTGAGCAAGCAATCAACAAACAAAGTCTTGACCTTGTCAAAGCACTCAACGAGCAAATTCTGCAAGCCGAAAAAACTGGTGCTGCCGATCAAGAAAAAATCCAAAAAGACAAAACTGAAAAAGCCGCTGCCGATCGCAAGACCGCAACAGACAGAGCAGCAGCCGAGGCCGTCAAGGTCGCCGACAAGGCAACAGCCGAGGCAAAGAAAGCCGCTGATGAGTTGTTGGCAGTTGCCAAGCAAAAGAAGAAGGATGAGTTTGATGCGGCGATGCAGGCGCAAGACGACATCATCAAAGGCGAGCAAACTGTGCAGAAGAAAGCCGATAA